CGACTCCGCGCTCCCGTAGGATTTCAACAGCCACCGATGAGTATTCAGCGCAGTCCGCAGGTTCATCTGGTTCTCTTCCAAGCCCGCCAGCCGGGCGTAGCGTTTCATCCGCCGTGTCACTTCCTGGGTCGTCAATGCCTGGCTGCGCAGGGCGTTCCGCACTTGCGGCGAGGAGGTCCTGCTCGAAGACAGGGGCAGGGACGCCTTGAAGATGGGCGTCTGCAATTTCGTCTCTTGCCGAACCCAATGCGCCTGGGTAAACCCCGCAAAGCTGGATGGGAAGAGCGCCAACTGGCGTTCCATGGCCAGCGCCCGCAATGCCTCGTAGACCGCCGTCGGCAGGTCCAGAACCTTCTCCAGCGCCGCTTCCCACGTCCATGTCCGCGCCTCCGCGCCGCACAATAGAAGCGAGAGGAATAGCGCCTGGTCGGCATTCTTCATGTGGTTCATCAGAACCTTGCATTGCTCGATGGAAAGGATGGTTTTCATGTCAGACCGACCTTTGCAGACACTGAGCCAATCGGGGCAATCCGCCGCGCTTCCAGGCCGCGGCCAGCACCGTGCCGTTCAATGTGCCAATATAGTATTCGGAGGGTTGCAGGATGAAAAAAAAGCGGTTCCAATGCCAACGCTCGACGCGTTGCAGCATAGTCGCAACGCATGCGTCGCACAGATAACCGCTGTATCCATATTCCTCGTCGCTATGGCGGGCTTTCGTAAATCTTTTTCCCCGACCGGGTTCCAATGCTTTGGCGCAGGCCGCGCACTTGCACGGCCTCACGTTCTGCTTCCAGGGCGAAACCTTTCCCGCTCCTGTCTCTACAATCGAGAAGATCATATCCAAATCAGAAATCATCTGGCGTCCCATGTCAGACTCCTCGCTATGCCGCTACCGCGCGGCTCTTCTGGTTCTTCGCTACCGGGAAGAGCGGCAGTTGTTGCCGGCTAGCCGCTTCCTGGCGGATCAGTCGGCGAATAAACTTCGAGCGGTCGGTGTCGTCGTCCTTCACCATACGATCCAAATCCTTCAACAGCTCCGGGTCCTTATCGAAGTTCACATTTACTTGTAGGGGTTTGGGTTCATCTGTCATCGTCGCTAACTCCTGTTTCCAAACGGGAAATAAGTTATTCCGTACAGGAACATTATACTCATTTATATAATAATGTCAAGTAGGAAATTGTCTATTACCCCTTAGGAAAATCGCTTTTGATAATATCTATCTGCCCATGAAAATAAAATTCGGTTCTTGGCTAAAAGATGAACTAATAAAAGCGCGAATTAATCAAACTGATTTGGCGCTGAAAATAGGTCTTCAACCTCCTCAAATATCTAGGATTATTTCAGGTGATCGAGGAACCAGTATCGAAGTTCTCGAAGGTATTGCCAATGTATTGAAAATTCCTCCCGAAGTTGTATTTCGTGCCGCGGCGGGTTTGCCAACTAAAACGGAATCGGATGAATGGGTTGAAGAGATGAAATATAAGATCAGCCAAATTCCTCCCGAACTTCGGCCAACGGCCGGCCGCGTCATCGCTGGTTTTGTGGAAGAAGAAACCAAAGTCTCACGGCCCGCCAGGCGTGAGCCAAAAGCCAGCCCGGTAAAATCATGAACAACAACGTTATTTCCGTCGCCTGGATTCCCTTAATACTTTTGGGCGCTTTAGCCATGTGGCTTCTCGATAGAGAAGATGAGCGTAAATTAAAAAACGAAGACCGCCCGGATGAGGGGCGGTCAGAGGTGAACTGAAGGGAAAGAGTATGACTTTGGGAACTGCCTTAAGTGGTGGGTCCGCAGCCGGCTCTTTCCCCTCAGTCCATCTCCATTATACCCGTGAGAGGAAATGACAGATCCCTCGGACATCGTTCAACAAGGCATTGTCGCTTACAAAAAAGGTGATCTGGTATTGGCTCGTCAACTCTTGAGCCGCGCCATCCAGGAGAACCCAGATAACGAACGTGCTTGGGGCTGGATGTTCAACGTCGCTGAGAACGATGACCAGCGCTTGTTTTGCCTCCAACAGGTACTTCGCATCAACCCGAATAACTCCGATGCCAAAAAGTTGATCAACCGTTTCATGCACCCGCCGGCGGCCGCCGCACCATTGCCTGTTTCTACTCCGATTTTGCAACAACCTCCGTCTCCGGTACCATACGCCAAACAAACCGCAAAGGGCAAAACAGCCAAATCCAATAATCCGATCCAAAATTACCTGATCGTCGGCGTGGGTGGGTTTATCGTTTGCATTCTTTTGATCTGCATTCTCGGCGCGCTTCTTCCCGATATTAATTCCATCTCCACGTCTACGCCTGTTGCGCAGGAACCCGCTTCCACTCTCGCCCCTCCCATTCTTCTGACTCAGCCGGCTGCCGGAGATGTAATATGTTCCTGTAGCGACGATCACTATAATTGTCCCGACTTTTCTGTGCATGCCCAGGCGCAGGCCTGTTTCAATTATTGCATCGCACAAGGCCGCGGTGATATCCATAAGCTCGACAACGATAACGACGGCTCTGCCTGTGAATTATTGCCGTAAATTGATCGCTGACATCATGGAAAAAGTCACGAAGAATCTTGGCTACATCCGTTCCCACTGGCGTCGCGTCGCCGTCGGCGTGATCCTGTCTGCCTTTGTGCTGGCCGGGCGCGTCTACACGGTCATGCAACGCACACACCCGCGGCGCCTGCTCATTCCAGCCACACTCGCACAAATTGTGCTACTCCTGGTCTCCATGCAGTTTGGTGGGGCAGGGCGGGGCCTGTATTTCTTTGCCGCCGGCACCTTTACGATCGTCGGCCTGATCGTATGGTCGTCTACTTTTCCGCGTCCCCAATACCACTGGATACGAGCGAGTGATCCCGCTCTGGAAACATAACCCGTACACCCACAGATAAGCCAACCCGCCATAGCAAGGATAGCGTAAAACAGCCACTATGCGGGTGTGGTCTGCCAGAAAGCCTTCTTAGTTCGGGACCGTGAGGTCGAAGGTTCAAATCCTTTCGCCCCGACAAAACGGAACCTCCCATAGCATGGATATGGAAATCTATTCATCCATGCTATGGGAGGCAGGCGAAAAAGGGGATTCATCCTCTGTCAACAACTTCATATCTCGAGGCTTTCTGGAATAAAAAAAACTCTGTCCACTGCGAATCGAAAGACTTTTCGCATGAATCGAAAGACTTTTTTTGTAACCAGGAGCCACACAGATGAAATCCACCCTTCCAAAATTCACGTTTCAGCAAGTTGTCCATGGGTATACACTGGCTGCGAATGCGCGCCACCTGAGCCCGAACACATTGGCCGACTACGCCAATACATTCAAAATGTTCGCCGCGCACGCCGGGCAGGATACCATTTTCAGCGACATCACGAATAAACATATCGAGGCATTCCTCGCCAGCAAACAGGGACTGACCAATAAAACCCTGCTCAACTATCACACCGGCCTGGCCGCCCTGTGGACGTGGGCCCTAAGCGAGAAACTCGCCGAGACTCATGTAGTGAGAGCGGTGCATCCCCCCAAGCCCGAAAAGCGCGAGATCATTCCATTCACCGAGTCCGAGGTCAAAGTTATGTTGTCGGTGGTTGCGCGCTCGAAGGCTTACGACCGCCCCGGCAAACGCAGGAGCGACCATGCCGTCCCCAATGCAGACCGCAATCGTGCGATCCTTCTGCTCCTCGTGGATACAGGCCTGCGCGCCTCGGAACTCTGCAGACTGATGCTCCACCAGGTTGACCAGCGCAATTCGCGCGTTCAGGTCCTGGGGAAAGGTGCGGTCGAACGCTCGATCCCATTCTCCCCGCGCACAGGACAGGCGCTCTGGCGATATCTGGCTCGCCGGCCAAACGCGCTTCCCTCCGACCCGGTGTTCGTGACTGCGCTCAATCGTCCCCTCGACCGCGGCCAGCTCCTCAACCTGGTCGAGGGCATTGGCCAACGTGCCGGCGTCACGGATGTGCATCCTCATCGTTTCCGTCATACGTTTGCGATCCAATATTTGCGGAACGGCGGCGACCCCTACACATTACAGCGACTGCTCGGCCATTCCTCGCTTGACATGGTGAAAGAATATCTTGCCCTGGCTCAGGTGGATCTCGACAACGCCCATCGCCGCGCCTCCCCTGTGGATAATTGGAGGCTATAGACAAGGAGCGTTACCAGCGTAACGCTCCATGGAACACTTCTATCAATCCAAAATTCAACCACTGAATTTTGGATTATAATAATCTCGTACAGCGGCAAGCCCTCCGCCGCCCGCATGCGACCCGTCAGCAGTTCCTGGTTGACCACAGCCCGCGAAGCCCAGCGCAACCACACTGCATACCAGACATCCCCCTCGGCAGGGCGGGGGATGTCGCTTTATTTATGGATTATATGGATGATGCGGCAACACCACTGCTCCCAGCCTGTCAGCCCAAATAAATTGCGGACCGCGAGAAACGAACGGAAAACAGCAGTGTCTGCCTTTGTTATGGGGAAACGGATCCACGCGCCATGGTCCCGTCTTCGTCCACAAACCGTCATAGCCAAACGGAGTGGAGTTTGTAGCAATGTGAATCAACCAGGGATGCGTCTCACGATTGCAATCCGCAAATGCTGGCGGGGGCTTGTTGCCATCCAGTGTCTCGACTTGCACCCAATCGCCCGTAATGTCCCCAATCACCTTAACCACGTTGCCCCCCATCGTAATAGATTGCAAGGCGGGCAGCCCTTTGTCGTCGCCAGTCCCGTTGATGTAATCCCGATGGTCGCTTTTAGGCTTGGCAGAGAATCCGTGATTGTTGCAAATCGCCTTGCCGGTATCATAAAAATTGCGCCACGCCTTTTTTCTCTCCGCGATGGTCATACTCGCGGGAGAGTACTCGGTCAACAGGGCAAACTGATACTCTTGCCACGCATCTGTCATCGGCATAAACCAGTAATCTTTACACGGACACATCTCAGGGAATCCCTGGTAATCATCCAGGTCATACGCCGGATCTAGAGAGCGCGGCAAGCCGGATGCGCGCTCATAATCATGCAAGACACGCCGATACTGCGATGTGTTTTTTACAATGATTTTAATCATGGGTATTGATAATTAATTGTCTGTGTGCCTGCGAGTAGGCCGTTGGCGGTGAGGACGTCAACTTCGGCGGACTGCACAAGCACGTCATCTACCCAAATTTCGACAGTCTTCTTGCCGCCGCTACCACCCTCAGGGTCCAGATGGATGAATCCATTGGTTGCGCCTTCGTAGGAATAGTTCTCCGCGCCGGGCAATGGAATTGACACGCCAGCCCGCATGATGCTGGTCAGATGCCACCATCCGTTGGTCTTGAAATCGGCGGTTACTTTGTCGTCTCTACTGAGACCGCCAAGCGCGTTTGCGTTTGGATTGGGATTGTCGCGAATATAGAGACTGTATGCCAAAACTGTTCCGTTCATAGGTTGCTCCTTATTTTGATAACGATTTTATTTTGTGGTTCTGGCGGGACGACAACCGTTCCACCGAAGAGTTCTTCGAGTTCTGCTTGTGTGCCCATAAATTTATTTTCGTCAACGGCGCTTTTCCCATTGGTTATCCCGTAATCATTCGGATTCCCGCTAAAACCGTACTGATGGGGGTCCAAGTCGGGAAAGGGTGTCGGTGCTTTGCGAAGTTTCTCGTCCGCCGATGCCCAGAACGGCGCAACGGGCGGATCATCGTCAGGGTCGGACAACCAGATGCCGCCATCAAACAATCGCAACCATAGCGCGGCGGACGTGCCATATGACAACCAATATCCCCAATTTGTGTACAGCAACAATTTGCCAGTATAGCCAAGTTCCCGAAGGCGATTGACTGCATTGTAGAGATCGTCATAATCCGGAATAGACGTTGAATAACTCTCAAAATCAACCGCAATCAGCGGCTCATCTTTCAACCGCGCATACCACGCCTCTGCCTGGCGACGCGGGTCGTACCAATTCCGACCATGACACCAGACATAGGGTGCGGCTAGTTTACCCGCCATTCTTGCGGCTATGATTTCATCGAGATAATACAAAGCGGCATTGGGGCCGTCAAAGGCTTTCAGGAATACAAAAACAGATTGACTTCTTGCCCAGTCTATCGGGCAGTAGCCCTGGTCATCGTTCTGCCAGTCCCAACGCGAATGGTCACTTCCAATTATCATCGTTTTCTCTCCAACGGCTTCGGACACTCACGCCCAGCCGCCCGCGCCAGGCAATAGGCGAAAAACAGGAAGAGCAGGTAGGCGATGATCCAAATCATTTCGCCACCACCTGAATCTCCGCTGTGGGATACTGACCAGGTCGCAAAATCATCACAATCGTGATCTCGGTTTGGTCGGCGTCAAACAATTTATTCATCTCCGCCAGCGTATGCTGGATGCGCCGCCGGCGATCTCCTTCGACAATCGCCTGCGCTTGCGCCGCAGATAATGCATCTTTGGATTCGGGAATGATGTTTTCGTCCATAATAATTCTCCTATTGTAGCAATCCTAAAATCTGTCCATCATCAATGATGGCATTATCGTTCTGCTTCATCGCCAACACGTCTGCCGCCAACTGCGCCAACGACGCACGGCATTCTGTGTCCACTACTGCACCGCCCGAAGGCGCGGCATACGTCAATACCGCGATGGTTTTGCTCGCAGTTGCATATGTTTGCGTAAACGCTGACGGTCTGGTGGAAGGCGCGACATTGAAAAATCCGGCCAGCGTTCCCCGATGCGCCAAATCCTTCGCGATTGCCAGCGACCCGGCAGCGGTCATCCCATCTGTCGTTGTACCGACAAGTACGCTACCCGTACTGCAAAATCTTATTCTCTCCACGGGCGATCCGCCGAGTGGCGCAACTAAAATTACAAGTCTCGCGCCATTGCCAACATCGCCATTCTCCTCCGCAAATGCAGAGATACGCGCAGAATCTAATGTAAAAAAATTGCTCCCGTCATGCCCGCGAAAGGCAAACGATCCAAAAGAAAACCCGCTCAATGATTTTGTTGGCAGGGCCTCGGTTCCTCCGGCACGCTGTAATAAAAAATAGGCAGACGTCGTGTTGGAAAAAGTTCGCGCGTTCACGCCATTATATTTATCTGTCCCATACGAATTTAAATTTCCATCCACTTCTAAATTAGACGTTATTGGAACGCGATTAACTCCCACTGCCCCACTTGTCGTGTTCACTATCAACACATTATTTTTTACCCCATTCTGCTCTACGAGTAATGCGGTGGTCGAGTTGACATTGATTTTCTGCCCCGCCGAAAACTCATTCACTACATCCCGCCCCGCGGCTGTGAGCGATTCAGGCACGATCAGTACATAACCCGCCCCGGGCGCCGTTATCGTCACACTCTCGGATACCGTCAATATTTTGCCCACCGCGATATTCATCCCGCCTACGGATTCGCCATACGCAAACGGCGTCGCGCCTGCTACGAGAAATTTGTATTGCGCCGATGCGGGTGCAAGCATTGCAGGAGTCACCGTCCCTGGCTGAATTTGTTCGCCGCCGTGAATTTTATTTGCGCTCATGCTTCACCAATCCAAATGGTATTCAACGAAAAATCATATCCAGCGCCGCTGGTTCCATTAATTGTTCCCAACAAATCATGATAGCCTGTAAAGGTACACGCAAGCGAAAAAGTTTTTTCTATATTGTGGCTTTCGGATGCCGAGTACCAATCCTGACCCTCCGTTTGCATTACACCATCAAACGACCAATCAATGCGCCCGTTTGTCGTTCTCAGGAGACCGACCACACGAACAAGGTAGCCTCCGGCGTTCAAGAAAATTTTATTTTGATACAGCGTCGTCCCGTCGGCAGGGGATGTTTGTCTGATGTAATATCCGAATTTCTGTGCGGCGTCGAAGGTCATTGAAAGAGCGCCGCTGGATTTCATATCATCCACAAATAGTTTTACATACAAAGGCGCCTGTTTTTTGGAGACGGCGTACCACGTGGAGCCGTCGCACAAATATATTGCGCTTTGGTCATGATAGAAACTTTCTCCATTAACCGTTAACGTCGTATAAAAACCAGTTACTCGGACTCCTATAAATTTTCCGGCATTTCCTGCCGCTGCGGGAAACGCCAATGTCATGCCAGATTGCCCCGAACTGATGAGATGCATTCGGTTCAACGTTGCTTCGCCAGATACATTTATCACAATTTCTTCGCCTGTCAGCGTGGACAGCATGTCATACGCAACCCCTACCCCGTCCCGTGCAGAGCCATATAGCAGAGCAGCGGGACTTGTTCCAGTAGCCAACACAACTCCAAAATCACCTTCAACCGCCGGGGCGGCGTGCGGAATGGCCTGCTTGGCAGTTGTGTGCGTTTTGAATAAATCTCCCAACGTCGCAGACGCAGACAAAGATATTTTTGGAACATACCCACAAAACGCAACCATGCCATAAGCGTTGTCTGCGATCCCGTTTGGCTCGAGCACCACCCCGATTTGACCATTGACATAGCCGGATGTTCCGGTAATGGTAAATGCACTCGCAGTTCCTGATGAGATGATAACCACATCTCCCTGTGCAACTGCAACGCCGGATTTATTCTGCAAAAATGACGAGATTGTTCTATTAAGCGCTGTGTTCATTTGTCCTCTTTATCATATAGTCGCCGATAAACAATGAGCTGTTATCAGCGCGGCAGTGGTCAGTGCATTGTCCAGCACAATCTGCCCGCCATCCGATGAAAGCGAATAAACCGTTGGATCTTCCACAAGTCCATTGATTTCCAGGCTCTCAATCGTATCTACATAATCCAGCAAATCAAACGTTGTTTGACTCACTGCGCCTGACCAGCGAAATAAAACATGATCGTGGCTGATGGTTGGCAGGGTTTCAACGTGAACAAAACTCGCTTCTGAAAATCCGCTATCGGCCAACACTCCTACGGTATCTGCAAAAGAAACAAAATTTCCAGTTATGGATGGGTTGACAGGTTTCAAGCCTCCCGCGCCTCCCGCCAGCGAATAACCGCCAAAACGCAGATCAACAATATCATTTAGCGTCGAACGCAAATCTGCCGTGATTTTTGTTTGTCCATCATACAAGCGCACTGCCGCCAATGGGTATTTTTCCTCGTCCGCCATTGGAATGTCCCCACCCATGAGCAATTCTTTCGCATCCACCTGCGTTCCGATTTTAGCAGTTGCGATTCCGGTATCATCTATTTGCAATAACGCATACAATGCGCCTGCTGTTGGCTGGCTGGCCGATAAATCAACTAATTGTTCCAATACATGCACATAAGTAGTTGGGGTCGGAAACCATCCTTCAAGAATTTTTACCGTAAATAATGTTTCTGGCAGCACAAGTAATGGGAGAATCTGCTGTGCTTGCACCCAAACCGTATCATGTCCTGGCCACTCGTGGTTTGCATGATGGTCCAAAATGAAATATTTGAAAAGTGCCCCCATATTTTTATAGCTAAATCTGGGCCCAAGCACTTGCAAAATTTCCGGGAATATCGGATCACGCCCAATGTACACCCGCAAGTTGGGGACGCTGCCCATCCGGTAATTCAGCACGTCCGCAGTCTGCCCATTTGTATAACGGATAGTTGTCATCCCCGCCAAACTTCCCGCGCTGACAATCGTCGCTGGAACCCGTTTGATGGTGGTAGCTTTTTTGATGGCCGCTTTCACGGCGCGGACAATATCGCGGTTGGTCTGCATGTTATCCTGCTATATATTTCATATGCGTGATAATTAGAAAACCATTGACGCTGGCCAGCATTCCATTTTTCGCCTGCCAGGACGCACCAAGATCCGGTGTATAGAAAATGTTCTGTCCACCCGAACCAATAAAACCTTCCTCCGTATTGCAGTTGTCCCAAACGCTAAAACCGACTGGAAGTCCATTGCCCAACACTTCCCAACTTTCGCCGTAATCCGGTGATGAGTATTCTGCGCTGGTTCCTGCGCCTCCCGCGATTAAATTTGCGCCGGAGGGAGAACATGCCAATGCGCATGCTTTCGTTGTATCTGATGGTGGAGCGGTCAAACCAACGAATGTATCGCCATTATCTATGGATTTGTCAAGCGTTTTATTTCCATTCTGCCACGTATATACTATGCCCCCACCCCCACGAATGTGCCAATGATGGCGTGCATTAGTGGCATTAGGCAGATCGCCTTCTGAGATTACTGCCCCCGTCGGAGAAATTTTCCACCAATGTTCGGCCTCGAAAACATTATCTCTTGAAGAGGTCAAAATCCAGGACCCCATGCCATAAGAAATGTCTCCCCAATATCTGGGCCTGCCATTGTCAATGTGGGGAGACAATTCTGTCAATCCACCACGAGAACCCTTCATTAATTTTATCCACCTTGTAGGACTATTCTCTCCTCCCGCCACCATAATCTCCTCACTGGTATTTGGGTTCACACCAATTGCAGTAATATGCCCGCCTATTTCAGTTCCATCTATCAGTTTTGTCCATACAGATCCCAACATGTTGGCACAAAAAACTGCGGAAAAACTGTCGGTTACACCGACCAGGATAACGATTAATCCGCTTGGACAAAGCTTAATGCGTTGCACATTAGTGTATTCCGCCTCCGTCAATCCCTCGTTCATTTCAAACCATTCAGGAGAATCGTCGTCAAAATTCTGCGTGTAATACAACCCGGCGTGTTTATCGGTCGTCTGCGAGTTGTAGCCCGCGATCAACACATCGGTTGGCGCACCAATTGGTGGATCTGGCGGATCTGGCGGATCTGGATCATCTGGCGGATCTATCGGATCGTCGGGATCTTCGGGGTCAGCCGGAATATCTCCATCTATGACAAGCGTCGGGAACGTCTCGGCCTCGCAGATCACGCTCGTCGAGAAACAGCCCGCCTCCGGATCCCAAACCAACTCGCACGCACGCGGCACCGGGTTGCCCGAATAAGCATCCCCACGCGGCGTATCCCCTGCCACCATCGAGATCGCCAGTTTCTGGCGCGGCCACAATGTGATGAATCTATTATTCTGCGCCAGGACAATTGGAATATCCGGCCACTCATTGATCTTCCATCCAAGCAGCAACCCGGCCTGCGTATTGGCCTGCGCCTGCGATGAGCATAACAGCATGTCGAGCGTATCCGATTTGCCGTGCCGCGCCTGGATGTGACCCATCGCCAGGCTGTAAAACATATTGTGCCCACCACTCGCCAATAGATTGATAGCGCTGGTGGCCAGCGATGAGGCTGGGGATGGCTTTTGCTTGCGCCAAACGATCTGATCCTTCCAGTCCTGTTTCGTGATCGTCATCACCGTATCCCACGTCCGGTCCGCTTCTGGCACCATCTGCGGATCAATCTCGATGAACAGCCGTCCATAGGGATCAACGCCAGGCCGCGCAAATATTTTCTTGCCGATCTCCGTCAATTGCTCCCACGGCGAATCGCCGGTCGTGGCCGCCTCTGGCAGCAACCGCGTATCCGATGTCAGCGCCACGTCCATGATCTGTGTCACAGACGTGCGCCAGTGCAGAAGATGGAATAGCGCCTTGTCCACTGTCATTTGCGGAATTTTGTTCCACGTTGTAGTCGCAATGGAAAATTTCAAATCCAGCGGATCGCTCGCCAACTTCTGCATCCAGGCCGCCGCGCCTTGCACGGAGAAATCAACGGATCCTGCTTCCGGATCCCAAACGATGGACTCGCCTGCGATCCAGCCCCACGCAACGATGTTTTCCCGGTTAGCCACCGGACCAATGGATTGCTTCGTCCCCCCATACCAATCCTCCGAGAACAGGATTACCAGCGCCCCCTCCTGCACGTCCGCCTTGTCCGCCTCCGCAAACATCGTCACGCCAAAATTCCACCCGCCGCTCTCGTTATCTCCGCGTGGATTTTCCTTAAGCGCGAATGCTGTGACGGGCATGGACGCGGCGCTGTACACAAACACATAGCGCACCCCCATGAACGTTTTACCATTGGCGGCTGTGACCGTGCAATACACGCAATACTGTCCTGCCGCGTTGTACGTGATCGTGGGCGTGGCCGTCGTCATCCCGCTCGATGCAGACGCGCCCGGCGCGGTCCACGCGTATCCCGAAATCGTCGAGCCGAACACCCACGAGGCCGACGCGTCGAACAGCGCGTTCACCGTCGCACCCGTCAACCATAGCACCGCATGGAGACCCAAAACAGGCATGGGGTCAAAAACAGTATGCTGATCGCTGTACGCCACGTCCGTATCCATCAGCAGCGCCCCGCCCGTGACCTTCGGCGGTTTGACTCGCAACTGAAAATCGTCCACGATCGTGAGATAAATCGTCGCCGCCGCGGACCAGTCAATCTCGCTCGTCGCGCAAAAATAGAAATTCGTGGCGTCCGGGTCCTTGCGGATGCGCACCATCCCCACATCATGCGCCCCCGCGGACGTGCCCACATAAAGAGTCATGCCCGTTTTCACGTTTGCCAGCGTCCCCGAGCCGGTGTTATACGTGACCTCGCTCACCATGTCTGTCGAAGTTGGCACCGCCGCCAGCACAGCCGTGTAGATCGTGTTCGGCTTTCGGATCGCCAAATACAATTTACTCCGCCGGCCGGGAGCGCGTAACAACGCTAAATTGGGGGCGCTGATGCCCATTGTTAGATCGCCTCCAAATGCGTGAACGTGAGCTCTACCATTTCAACCACTTCCAATCCCACCAATTCCTCGCCTACCGTCCAGTGCATCCAGCATAGGAAGTCACCCCATATCCGGACTCCTGCCGCCGTCTCGTTGGTTGGCGTGCGGATATAGACTTGTGCGGAAAGACTGGGGCAAAAATCCTTCAAATTTTCCCTCTGCTCTGGGCGCGTCCCGCGAAACGTCCAGCGCGCTCGCGGATAACCCTTTCCTAACCTCGCCCCGTTTCCCAATTCGTCATAAGAAGAATATGACTGATAACCCCAATCCAGCGTCCGCAACGTAATATCAGCCGAAACCGAGGAAAGCAGAGTTTCCACTATTGACCAGTTATCGGGGTTGCTTCCGGTCGCCAGCGCCGCAATTAGAAAAGTAATTTCAGCCATTATGCCGCCGCCTCTAACGCTTCTGCCAGGCCGAGGAATCTCTCGTCCAGCGCCGTCCGCAAAGTTTTCGCATCCAGCCCGCCGGCGAAGCGGCGATTGTCTGTGATGTTGATCGTCTTGCCAGTCCCCACCGTGGACACACCGCTCGGAGTGGCAAATGAATGATTCAATTCAGGGATACTCTGCTTCGACAGAATATCCATCGCCTTCGTGATCCCGCGCAGGCCCATCTCGAACGGCGTCGGTGAGCCTGGCGTCAATTCATCCGGAAAAACGATATTGCCCAGCGAGGTGATCAACGCATCTACCGCATCAATCACCGACCCGATCCCGGAGATGATGGATTTGAAAACACTAGTAGCATAATTGGCGATTCCGGAAAATACGGACCTGAACGCGCTGGAAATGGAATTCCAGGTATTGATTGCCCGGTTGCGAAATTCCATAAACTTCGCACTCATTTTTGCCACCACATCCATCACTGCCTTGTGCATGGCATCCATGGCCAGTTGAAATAGTTTTGTCTGGATCTGATTCCATTGCTTTTGGTTGTTCTCCCAGGTCTTGTTGGATTTCTTCCATTCCGCATTGAACCAGTCCAATCCTTGCTTTGTTTTTTGCTTGATGTCGGCCCAACCCTGACTAAATTCCCATTTGATAATGGCCCACAGCTGCGAGACGATTACGCTCAACTGACCCCAGTTTTTCCATAACAGGTATACGAGTAAAACCGACGCGGCAATCAATGCCAGAACAGGCAACAATGGAAGCAACGCTCCCCAAATTGCAGTGCCGGCCGCGCCGATCGAAGGCACCAGTGAAGTCCATATCGTGCTTCCGATTATTTTCAATGAAGGTATCAGCACGCCGATAATAAAATCAACAGCCTTTCCGCCTACGCCCGCGGCACTAAAGAAAAAGAAAATCTTCATCAATACGCCGGCAAATGAGGTCAACGGACCAGCCATAGCTGCCAGAAGAACCAACTTTGTAATAAATGCCTGTGTCCCTGGTGGAAGCGCCAGGAAGCCATCCACCAGTTTTATGATGTAGTCAATGAATTTGATGAACAGCGGCAGGAACTTCTCTCCCAATTGTGCCAGTGACGTGTTCAACTTGTCTACAGACTCTTTTGCTAATTTTGAAATAGCCGTGTCGGCATCCATTGCTTTTTTAATAAGCAAGGCAAAAAAGCCGATGATTGGAACAGAGATAAACATTGTCATTCTATTTCCTGCCGCTATAAATGTATTCCCCATCTTGTTGAAATTCAGACTGCTCATCATTACCCGAAGATTTAATTCCCTAAACTCTTCCCTCAAATATTTAATTTGGCTTCCAACACGTTTCGAGAACGTCGAGAATGTATTCTCGGCTTTTTTGACGTTGCTCTGGAAATCTTTGCTGTTTAAAACCAGATTCGCTGTGATCGTGGCGGCTGTCGTCATCAAAAGACCTTCTAATTTTCACCCCCTTCCCAAATGGGGAGGGGGAATAGGCAGGGATGGATATCTAAACTAGGCCAAAATCCTTTTTCACCAGTACGATGATTTGCTCTTTCGTCATCTCGGAAATATCGGGCTGTTTCTTCAACGCTTCAATCACACTTTTCAATGTGTCGCGCATGAAATCTTTTGCATCTTTCGCCTTGCCCTTCCCGCGATTGGCGTTAAAGATCATAGCCAACAGGGTGGCAAAGTGAAATTCTTCATTCGGCCAGCCGATCGGCTCGAGCAGGTCATACAGTCGCCAGGCATACCAATCGCGATATGGCATCGCCCGTACTTCGGCGAGATCCTTATGAAGCGCCAACCCCAAACGATGATCGAATATCCCGTTGGAGTTGGCACTTAATTTTTTATTTCTTCCTGGAGCGCCTCTTCTTCGGTGATTTCGCCTTTGGCAACGCGCTCATCCTCTCCCATTCCAGAGAAGATCGCAATTTCCTTGGCCAGCCAGCCGACCAGCTCACCAAGCTTCTCGTCAATTTTAGACGTGTCCTTCAATTGGAAGAGACGTTTTCCATTTGGATCGCACACACCGCAGACCACCAGGTACGCGTCATGCCCAAACATCGAAGAGATCGCCATTTCTCCGCCCTCGCTCTTCCGTCCCATGCGGATGCGTGAATCGCCCATCTGACGCTTCGAGTATTCATCCTGCTCGCCACGGGAAAGGCAACGAATGAAAAACTTCTTTCCCGCCCACACTGGGATGGTGTCTGGAACGGTGACTTCTTTAACAACAAGCGAATCGTCAACTGCAAAAAAGTCGTCACGCGAAAGGATTGTTTGTTCTTCCATGGCTATGTCTCCGTGTCAAATTTGATGTTGCATCCAACGATCCAGATCGCAATCCGCATAACGATCTGTCCGACCCACAGGCGCAGTTTCAAGCCGCGAAAACCTTTCAGGTGCACAGTGACCGTGAGATTCTTCGCGGCTTCGCCGGCTTTGAACTGAACGACGGATTGCATGGCTAGAACAACGCGCCCGGTTTCCCAGACACCTTGATCGTGAAGCTCAATTGAGCCTGTTCTTCTATCGGCAGGTCAGGTTCGAAAGCGGTCAGGAATCCACGGAATGGAAGAGTCTTACCGATTACCGGGATATAAAGCCGCCAATTGTGCACATCATCGTTGTTGAAACTGGAAAGCAACCCGGTTGTTTCATCGTGTGTGGCGTTGGTCGGCAGCCAATTGGCTTTGGCGGAAACTTCACCGCCATCCCGCATACCGGGAATGAATTCTCGGTGACCATCGGGAGACTGGTGGGAGGTTACGTCAATGTCATCCCGGCTCATCTGCGGTGGAGTCAATTCAGTAAGCTCCGCGATCGCGGTAAATACTTCACTGGTGGCTCCATCGCCTAATTGGAGTATTGAGCCATATGCCCAAAATGCGTTTGATGCCATATCATCCTCCGTTTACGGATATCCGGCCGGCAATCGCAACACTGCGAATTTGATCGCCGCGTTGCTCGCCACCAGGTGGATCAAGCCGCTGGTCTGTTTCCAGCCTTTGGCGTTGGTTAGGCCCACACCTACGGCGGCATATTCGCCGGCCGCCAGGGAATACGTGGCGATATCCTCCGCGCGGCCCTTCTCATCGTCCACGCTGGTCACGCCAAAGGTGTAGGGGTTGGTCGGATCGCTGTTTTGGGCGATCAGGAGTTCCCTGCCCGTACACTGGAACGAGTTACCATTTGTCACGTCGGCCGCGGCGAATGTGATGTCCAGCCCATTCGCCGCGACTGCCGCAAACGGCGCTTTGACATCTTGAACGGTCAATGCTGTTTGTGCCATTTCATTTCTCCTTCAAAAGTAGATTCAAAACTTCTTCTTGCTCGGCCTTCGGGACGTGGAGTAAGACATGCTCGATCATTTCATCGCGCGTATCCCGAAACGTCCCGCATTTTGTGCATTTGAATACTGTCTTCACACCCTTCCAGGTGGCCGTTTCATAGAATGTTTCTATTTCTGCATCCGGCGCGGGTGGCGTTGCATTTTGATAATCCCGGGTATATTCCTTTCGCAAATCTTCCCGGGGTTGTTCTTCTTGCGGATCATTCTTTTTCTTTGTCATCCTGCCTCCGCATAACCGATCGTGAAATCCTGGATCAAATGCTCCAGGCCAACGTCCGACGCGCCGTTATCATCCTGCTTCAATCCACGGAACACGAAACCAATCGTGAATGGGTCCCACGCGCCGCTAAACCCGTGCAACAACCAAAACAGTACATCGCCGACCGCATGAGCGCTCTTATACGAATCCGACCAAACATCCACCTGCACTCTCGCCTTGAATGTGGTCTTTTTGTCGTGGGTGGAATGCACCGGCTCATCCACCAACTGATACGTCACATAAGGCATGACGGTCGGGTTGGATGTGGATCCTGCCGGCAGGCGCATGGGACGTAACCGCGTCCCGATCAAGTCCGTCAGTTCGCTCGATGTCAGGAGGTAGGTCGCCATCGAAGCCAGGATATCGCTCATAGCGCCGCCTCGATCTCACGCCCAAGCGTGATCGTCACCGCATCAATAATCTCGTCTCCGTGCTCGTCAATGGTAGGGCGCAGGTATGGCCGGGCGGGAATGGTCACTTGCTTGGCCTGGTGATGATGGCCTTCCCGGTCCACCCAGTGCAGGTAGGGCTTGTTCTTGGCTTTGATCACGCCGCCCAGTTCGTGGATTCGTCCGTAGATCACAAGGGGACCGACGGCCTTTTCCACACGCACGTCCGTCGCTTCCACGATTTCCACTTGGATGCTGTTGGCCAATGTGCCAACACTATCCCGGTTCAACTTATCGCGGACATTGATGCGCGCGTATGACTGGATCACGAATGCGCCGGCATCGGCCGCACGATTGATCGTCTTGCCGCGCATATCCTTGCCCATCTTCTTCAGTGCCTGCGCAAATTGCGGGATGGTGTAGGTTCTGCCGCTCATATGACCACCTTTCGCAATCGCAAGCGGATCCCGCTGGGACCGCGCTGAATCGGCGACACGATCTCGTACACCAGGTTATCCACCGTTTCGCCGAACCGCGTCAGTATCTTGACCTGGTTGGTTTCCTTCACCACGGTAGTGATCGGCAGGCGGATCGTCGCGTCATATTGGACGATGGTCATCTGGCCGGTGTGACGTTCATCCGAAGACCGATCCGAAGGCCGCATATCCAGCCCGCAATCAATGGCTTCCTGTTCGGTCGGGTTGGGCGAATCGGCTTCGTTAAACTCGTTCAGCGCGCCTTCCTCGACCGTGATGATCGCGCATGTATCCATCATGTGACCTTCCTGGTCAATACGCATCGAGTCGAGTTCTTCCTGCAAAAATGCAAAGAGCGCCATTACAGGCCCGCCTCATCTTCCGGGATGTAGGCATAAGGATCGTGCTTGCTTCGTCCCTTCGTGGTCTGCACGGCATACGCCGTGTCGTAGGTTATGGTCACCGTCAATTCGAGCGTCGCCAGTGCTTTCTGGGCGTTCTCGAACATTTGCTGACGGTCGTAGGTGCCGCCATCGGCGCTGAACTTGTACTTCGTGCTCAGGTCGCCCACGGCCTTGCGCCAGGCGTACATCTCGGCCAGCGTTCGCAGTTTGATGATGTTGGCTGGCCCGCTGATCGTGCTGATATCGTCCGTGCCATAGGCCAGCAACGTATCGGACACTTCCTCGCTGTAACTCGACGCGGCGGCATAGCCCAGCGCGCTCGCAATTTTTCCGAGCTTCGTGTGCATGAACGTAGCCAGCGTCTCTTCAGTGTAGGAAGTGGGGGCGGCCATCTATTTGCGGCTCCGCTTCGTTTTGGGCTTCGCAGCCGGATCGTCCGACAGGCTGGGCAGAGGCAGTTCGGCGGCGGGCACGACCGCTTCCGTGGACGATTCAGTGAATATCATGCCGGCTGGCGGAAAGGTGTTGGCTAGTACAGCTTCTTCATTCTGCGCGTCGGTCTGCACATTTTGTGCAGGGACGGGCGTCTCCGTGACGGCCGTAACGCCCGCCTCGGCCAGCGCCATATCCAGAACATCGGCGATGCATTCCAATTTCCGCAACTCGCGGACCTGGGGATGATTGCCGACGCTGGTCAACGCATCCACGCGGGACGGGTCAATCTGCGCACGCTCCGCCAGGAGACGCGCCGCGCGCTCGATGCGCTCGATGGCCTGGGATCGTTTGACAACTAAAAGAGTAGGGTGCATGGGATTTCCTCGGAAGACCCCTCTCCCGTGTATCGAGACCGGGAGAGGGGTAGGAAGTGAGGTAGGTGATCCCTACGGCATCGGGACGCCGTAGTTGGTCGGCACAGCGTAGGCCGCGTCGCCGATGCGATACACAACCGCGCCGACGCGGTTGTACGCGCCGAAGCCGGCGTAGCGCAGCCACTGACTCTCGTAGAACGGATGGTCGTCGCGGCGGGCCACCAGGTTGAAGCCTTGGAGGTCTGCCTCAGGTTCCTCACGCATCTTCAGCGGGCGTTCGCCGCCGGTGGTCACGCCGACGATATGGGTAGACGGCAGGGAGCGCCACTCCGCCAGCCAGACCTTGCTGTCGGTATAACCGAACAGCTCGCCGGGTGTCGCCACGCCGAGCGCGCCAACCAGCACGTCCGAGCCGGAACCCTGGCGGATGTTGGCATCCGCAATCGGGTGGAACTCGGCCAGCGCCTGGGTGGTCGCCTTGAGCGCGGTGGGGATGAGCGCTACCACGTCGCCGTCGTTTTCGGGATGTTCCAGCAGCTCATCGTGGATGGTCGGGAACGGGTTGGTCGCGTCGGCGATGGCCGCTGCCTGCGCCAGGTAGTGCGTGTCCGTCGCGCCGGCGTCCGCCCCGCTCAGGAGCAGGTATTTCACCGCGTCGCTGTTGGCGAGGCCTTGAATGGTCAGCGCGCCGTGAAGCTCATCGGTAAACGCCCAGGACGCGTTCGCGTACAGAGCGGCCAGGATGTGATCGCGCATCCAGCGGATGTCGGCGCTGATCAAAGCCGCCGTCAGGTCGTTGGCTTCCTGCACGGTCATCTTCTTGCTCATGCGATAGTTCGCACCCCAGGCCGTTCCGCCCGCCTGGAGCGGAAAGGCAACGTCATACTTGCCGCTCGGCTTGATCGGCAGGGCGCGGCCGTTGTCGTCCAACGGCTGGAGACGGGCAATCGTCGGGGTGGCGAAGGTCTGCTTGAACTCGGTCGTCTTGGAGACGAAGAGTCCCATCAACGCCTCGATCTGGCGGTTGTGTTCTGCCACGGTGCGATTGATCGCATCCCACACGACGGATGTGCCAACTTCGGTGACGCGGCGGTCCGCCACATCAGCCAGGGTCATGAAACCGTAAAGCAATTGGTTAGCCATGTGTTCATCCTCGCCTTACAGTTCCACCGACAGGAGCTTGTCGTAGGCGGTGCCGAGATTGACGGCCGTGCCGGGGACAACGCGTCCGACTCGCACAGCGGAAACGCCGGCGGTCGCGGTCGCAATCGTTCCGGTCGGGGTTCCGCCGGTCAGGTCGGTGATGTCAATGGTCATGGCGGGCTGGTTCTTCCCAGCCAACGCGCCGACAAATTCAACGGTGTACGGTCCGCCTGCGGAGCCAGTCACCTGGACGTTGCCCTGGCCGATGGTCGAGAGCAGTTCGAGCGCCGCTTCCACAGCCGCCGCAGTCGCGTTATACGCGATGCCGGCCGCTGTTTGACCGTCGAAGATCAAGTCAAACGTGCCACCGGTGGGCGAGCCGCCGATGGTGACGGTCTGGATCTCGTTCGCACCCGGCTTGGTGTCCGAGAGTCCGCCGTCTGTGCCGCTGAGCCATACGTCGGCGTCATAATCCAGCCCGGACAGATCGTAGCCATCCAGCAAACCGCGGTGTACCACGGTGCCTGCCGCTCCTGCGCCGTCTTTGCTTGCCAACACGCCCCACATGCGGGCTTCTGCCTCGCTGGTGGCGTTGGATTTCGTCCACTTCCCGACGCTGGTATCCAGGCGTGCAGCCTGGCCGGGGGTCATGGACTCGGCAAAGCCCAGAGTCATCTGTTGCAGGCTCTGGACGATTTCGATCTTGCCAGCAGTGACCAATGTTAGATCGGTCATAGTGCCTCCTAAAAGGTTTTGTGAATGTGAAGGGCGGTCTGCTTCTGACCTCTCTCCTGTTGTTCTTTCGAGAGTTTGGCAGGATCGCCCTCGGGCGTTTCATCAATGCCGGCCGCGTTCGTGACGCCCAATTCCTTGGCGTGGTCGGTCAGGAACTTGATCTGCTCGAGCGGGTCGAGTTTGGAAATCAAAGCCTGGTAGGGCTTCGACAACTTCTCGATTTGCATCTTGAGGTGCGCTTCGAGCGCGGCTTTGTACTTCTCGCCTTGCTCTTTGACCGGGGTCAGTTCGGCAACCTGGGACTTCAGTTGTTCAATCTCAGTCAGCCGATTTTCGGCTAACGTTTTGAACTCCTGCTTCCCTACAAGTGCTTTGTCGTCCGCGTCCTTTTTGGCCTTCTCGGTCTCCTTCTCGAATTCCGATTTGGCTTTCTTGCGTTCTTCCTTGCGGGTCTCACCGACGAGGCGATTGATTTCCTCTTGCTGTTCAGGCGTCCACTTGACCGCCTTCTTTTCATCTTTCGCATCATCCCCGGTCTTTTTAGCTTTGACATCCGCCTCGGCTTTCGCTTTGGCTTCGTCATCTGCCCCGGCATCGGTATCCGTTGCGGACCCGCCTCCATCGGTCTGATCGAACAGGAAAAGCGGACGCGTTCTCAAGGAGTCAAGCATGTGTTCCTCCGTGTTTTTTCCGCCGCACGTTGGCGTAGGGATTGGGTCAAAACAAAACCCGCCACTGAAAGGCGGGCATTTCTGCGTAGCCTTCGCAGGGCGGGTGCGCTGCCGGTTGGCAGGAGACCCTTGTTATTCAATGCGATCATAGGAGCAGGCAGGGGGAAGGGCAAGGTACGAAAACCAATACCCTACCGCTTGAATGTCTCCCATCCATACCATTTATCCAACTCGTGTAGGATAAAGATCATAAAACGGCGCGCCGCCTCCCAGAAAAAGCGGTTGCGTTCATCGAAGATGGGGGGACGTGGCTGATCGTTCATTCGATTTTCCCTATCAGGTCGCGCAAGGCTTTCGGAACAAATGATCCGCCCCATGTTTCATCATCCACATGTTTGATCACGTCGGCCAGTTCAAATTCGCCGGCCTGCCAGGCCTCCCAGCGGCCTTTGCCGAGGATGCTCTTCTGCATCTGCTCATTTTGTGCGAGATACCAGTCCATGCCATTTTGCCACTGCACAACTGGCACGCCGATCAAAACCGGGATCGGGATGCACCGTCCCTGCGGATGCTCCTCGAAAGGAACATTCAATGGGTAAACGGTTTTCCCATCATCCAGGAAGAGACAGGCCGGGCAAACGCGGTTGTCTCTCGCAGACAGACGCATATAGCCTGCCACAACGCCGCTCTCGCGGTACTGCGCCAGGCTCGCTTCCCGATAGACTCGCAACTGCTCCGTGCGCGCGATGTTGAGGGCGCGCGTCAGTCCGATTCCAAAGGCTTCAGCCATCTCCTTGGCGATCTGCGCCGGCGGCTTTCCCAGGGCGATCCCCTGCACCAACATCTCGATCATCGCATCCACCGCTTCAGGGAACGCTTCAGCCAGAAGGATTCGCAAGGCCGACCCGTTCCCAGCCAGCCCGGCCAAATATTCCAACACGGCTGGCGTCAGGGCAGGGAAGGGGAGGATAGGCAATCCAAACGTTTCGTAATACGTGCGGATGAGGAGAATGGCATACAGAATTCCAAGCGCAATCAGGATTTTCTGCTCATCCGTGATCGTCTCGTCGGTCTCGGCGGTGTATTGGTTTAATTCGTCCGTCGTCTGTGCCAGGAATATTTGATAGCCCGGCGTGGATGTCAATGTCGAGCGTGTCACAATTCCGCCTGCCGCCTGCCAATTGGCGGCTTCCAGTGCAAGGGCTTCGAAGCGCGGCAAGAGCCGGCGTTCCATGGCCAGCCAGCGTCTGGTCAATTTTTCTGTCTGCGCGTCTTCCCGCGCCAGCAGATTGGCTTTGAATTCAAGACCTTCGAGAACGACGAGAGGAAGCGAAGCCGTCGGCATTACTGCTTACCCTGATCCCTTTGCCTCTGCATTTCCAATAATGTCTGTCCCAGGGATGCCTGTTGTTTCTTGTGCTCGGCATCCTCCTCGACCATCATCTCATCAATCTCTGCCTGAGATAATCCTGCCTGCTTCCCTGCGCTCCCCTTCGGCATACCTCCTGAAGTGAACGAGCGGAATATCTCCGCCTTCTCGGATTTGTCCATGGGAATCACGTCCCGCTCGGCAAACGAATGATTGAAATCGCCATTCTCATACTTGCCCAATTCGCTGAATCTTTCAAGATTGTGAACCTTGCCGATCGTCAGCGCCATCTGGTCGGCGCGCACCAAAGCCGCCTCCGCATTCCCACGCGCATCGAGACAGCGGTCAATGGCACCGGCAATCTTCGTCCGCAAGGCCTTCCCCGAAACGTTCGCATCCGCCTTCAGGCGATAATAGGCGATCTCTGGCAGGTCTTCCTCCAGCTCCGCCATCTGATCCTGTAGGATGCTGAGCGCCGCGGCGTAATTGATGTTTGGAATCAGGTATTGCATCTGCGCCATGCCAGGCAGGGTCACGATATCCTCGTCGGTAGATTCCGCCGTCTGGCCGCTCTCGACAAGATTCCCATCCGTGTCTGTCAGGCGCGGCGGAGGAAGCGGTTTCCCCTGCGCATCCAAACCATTCGCCGAAATCGCCTTGGTCGGCTTGTTGTACCTGAATAGGATTTGATGCAGGCGGGTGGCCATACGCGCCGCCTCGTCAATCTTATCCAGCGCGTGGACGAAGACGCCCAGCCCGCGCTCCTCGCCGATGTCCTGGAACTTCGCATGAGCGATGGGAATGAAATCAATCTTCATCTCCTCGAACGTCAACACCTTGATGGGATTTCCCATCCTGTCCACGTCGGCGGTCCGCCCATGTCCATGCTCATAGACCTTGCAATCTCCAGACGACTTGTCCCAGATCTCGGTGCGTGTCTTCGCCGTCCCGTCCTCGCCCGTTACGGTCGTATCGAGACGAATATAGATTAGGAAATCGCTATCATCACTGACCAGTTCGCTCACGCTCTGCGACCTGAGCAACTGGAAGCGGACGCGGTTCACCGCGCCAGCGTTATCCTTGCGGGTCACGACCTTGACGTACATCGTGCCTTTATTCGCCAGCCAACGCGTTGCAAGCTGCTTCTTCGCCCCCCAGTTTGACCAGGTCCATACCTGCTGGATGGCCGGCACGATCTTCTTGTTGGCATCGTCTACCACGATCGGCAGGGCAGTTTCGAGTTTACCTGGCCACAGATGCGAGACGTGGAATTCCACCGCGCGGTGGGCTGGGTTGCGTAACGGCTTCATGCCCTCCGTCCAGATTGCGCCTTCATAAAGTGCCTGTTGAACAGTGTCATAAAGCCCGTTGTTCAAGTAATACGCATCCAGCATATCCTCGAAGTCCCAGGAATTGAAACTCGAAGCGTTGGCCAGCGACATCATCAATGTCACCTTCTGCCAATAGGATTGAGCAGTATCGCCAAAAACAGTAGCCATATTTACCTCTTCGTTTTTCCTGTCCTGAACTGCCAGCCTTCCGCAATCAGGTTGACCAGATGCAGGATTGCCTGCGAGAATGCGTCAATGGGATCGTCAATCTTCGCGTTCGGAAACTTGAACAACAACTCCTCGAAATCAAACAACCACGGGACATGCTCGCTCGGCATTGGTAGGAGGATGCAATCCCTGGCACACCACGTGCTAGCCTGCCGTGCCCGTGCCGGCTTATTGTCACTGCCTGGATTGAATGACAGGATCAGCGGGGCGGTTTCATCGGTCTGCCGCAAGGTCTGGATGAGCGAGATGCCAGAGCCTTTATTCTCGATGATGATCCCGCGCAGTTTGCCGTCATAGTTCCATCGCTTCGCCTGGTCGCTTACCTCGCTCACGAGCGCCGGGTATTGCAGTTTCTTCCACTCAGCCAGGCGCAATGCCAGGTGATAATCGGGTGTCAATTCGAGTACATTCATACCCGTTGTGTCGGCGGCGTTGGTGTCCACAAAAGCTGTATCGAACGAAAGCCACCGCGCCACGATTCGATTAAAGAATTTTTTATCCGTCGCGTCGTATCGGTTCTTTCCATCGAACCATTCCCGCAGGTAGATCGCTCCACCTTTGGGCGCTGGTCGTTGTTGCAGTTCGCCGGCCGCCCCGTCCCCCAACAGCGTCTCCGTGTCCGAAACAACCTTTTCATCGAAGAGTTGGGGAAAGAGCAATTCGCCCGGCGTGGTACGTGGATCGCTCAGCCCGATGGACGAGAAGAATCGCTTCGGTTCATAACGTGCCGGCAAGACCAGGTGCTCGAAGCGTGGGAACTTCGGATTATTTTTCATCTCCTCGAGCAGGTGTCCCGTTGGATCGTTATCATGCAGTCTCTGCATGATCAACAGCCTCCGCATTTCCTTGGGGTTGTCACCGCGCGTGCCAAACGTGGACTTGACCGCCTCGTTGGACAATTCCCGCGCCGCGTCCGAATCCTTCTTGTTCTTGTCCAGCGGATCATCCCAGACGATGTAATTGCCGCGGTGGCCGGTCCAACCGCTGTCCACTGAAATGCTGACGCGATGCCCGGTCTTTTCGTTCTCATAGCGGCTCTTCACGTTCTGGTCGCCAGTCATCTGGAAGAGATCGGAAAAGCAATCTTGATACCAACTGGATTGGATCAAGCGTCGGCTTCGCACCGCGTCGCGCACGGCCAGGTCGTGGGCATGACTGCCGCCGAGGAAGCGCGCCGCCGGCGTCTTGATCCACACCCACGTGGGGAAGAACACGGAGCAGATCATGCTTTTTGCATGTCCCGGGGGTATATTGATGATAAGGTTCTGGATCTGGAGGGAATAAAGCGCCTCCAGATATTCGCAGATAAATCCGATGTGCCAATTGTCAATGAACTCCGCCGCCTGCTCCACAATCGGCCATGCAGACTGCACATAGAAGTGCAGACTACGATTGCACTTCTCTGCTTCAATCTCCTTGATGGATGGCAGTATCGTGATCGAGTTTGGTGCGCTCGAGGATTTGTACCGCTTCCTGGATTTTGTCAAGATCGTCATTGCTTAGGTATTTTCCTAATACCTTCAAATCGTATGGCTGATGCAGAAGAGGCGCTCCATCTCTTCCGGTCACTTCATGCTTCTTCGGAGCCAACGCGCCGAAAACCTTGGCCTTCACCTCGACGGATTCGGTAATGCGCTTCAAAAATTGTGGTTCACCCGCCGATCCTTTCAGGATTTGCTCGATAGGATGCTCTTCGCGTTTTTTTACAACACGCACCAATTCCTTGCTTCTTTCCCAGGCTTCAGCCGCTTCGTGTCGCACCCAATCCATTGCGATGCCGGCCTCAGCCTTGATCGTGTCCACCTCCACCTTATGCGCCGCAATATATTCCTTCTCCGCCTCCTTAATCATCTTCTCAACGGCCTGGTGGTGGGACCTCAGTGGATAATTGGGAAACAGTTCATTGAGTTTTTTCGTGATCTCAGCAAATGTCATGTGGGGATTCATCACGCGCATTTCCCACGCCTTATATTTGCGCGCGCTGGATACCTCAGACGGCAGCGGATGTCGATTCTGCTTGATTGATTTCTTTTTCTCTTTCTGAGTTGCGCCTTTCTTAGTGGTGGTCATTACGCGCGCTCCAGTCTTTTCGGCTCGATGCCTGTTGCATCCTCGAACCTCTGCAAGGCTACGGCCACGAATGCCGGCTCGATCTCTGCCGCATAGACGCGTCGGCCTTCCTGCTGGCCGGCCAG